ATTATCGTATTGATGTAGCTAGTGGTTGGTTTGTAAGACAGTTTGAAAATGAATATAATCCAATACATGTGCATTTAGGAACTTATCTTTCTTGTGTAGGATACTTAAAATTACCTGATGGTATTGATGAAGAATGGGAAGAGGATTATAAAGACCATCATCCAGCGAATGGACATATACAATTTGTTTATGGTCATGCAGCTAATCATACGGGATCTAATTGTTTGATGAAACCACAGGTCGGAGACTTTTATGTCTTTCCTTCCCACTTACATCATTGTGTTTATCCTTTTAAAACAAAAGGTGAAAGACGTAGTTTTAGTGTAAACTTTACAATAAGTGCCACTTACAAGGATAAAAGCCAAGAGCCAAAATCTTATGCAGATCAAGAAAAAGAAATGTTAGTAGAGAAAGCGTAGAGTTTATTTAAAAATGGCAAAGCGAAAAGATCCTAAAGTAGGAACAGGAAAAAAACCTAAAGGTTCTGGTAGGAGACTTTATACTGATGAAAATCCAAAAGACACAGTATCGATTAAGTATGCTACTGTGGCAGATGCACAAGCTACTGCTAAAAAGGTAAAAAATATTAATAAGCCATACGCTAGAAAAATACAAATTCTTACTGTTATGGAGCAAAGAGCAAAGGTAGCAGGTAAAAATAAACAAGCTCAGATAGCGAAAGCAGCAAAAGAGCAATTAAAAAGGAAACATAAAAAATGAGTTTATTTACCACACTCATAGAGCCTGCTACTAAATTATTAGACAAAGTTATTGAGGACAAAGATCAAAAAGCTAAATTAGCACATGAATTAGCAACTATGGCTGATAGATTGGCCCATGAACAGCAACTCGCACAAATGGCAATTAATAAGGAAGAAGCTGCTTCTGGAAGCCTGTTTAAAGGTGGCTGGCGTCCTTGCGTTGGTTGGCTCTGCGCTATTGCTTTTGGCTATCACTTTGTTCTTCAGCCTGTTATTATTATTGTAGTGGCGTTGATTGGTATGGAAATACCAGATTTACCAAAATTTGAAATGAATACACTCCTCACGGTTTTGGGCGGAATGCTAGGAATAGGAGGATTACGGACGTATGAAAAGCAGAAAGGGTTAACAAAATGAGTTTTAAATTAAGTCAAAGATCTTTAGATAAATTAGAGGGTGTACATCCAGATATGGTAAAGTGTGTTACCTCTGCTATAGAGTGGTCTAAGGTGGATTTTGGTGTGATTTGCGGCCTCCGTACGGAAGCAGAACAAAAAGAACTTGTTGCTAAAGGTGCAAGCCAAACGATGCGATCAAAACATCTTGAAGGTTTGGCCGTCGATCTCATGGCCTATGTTGGTTCGAGGGCATCATGGGAGTTGAATCTTTATGATGATATCGCTGATGCGATGGCTAAAGCTGCTAAAACACATAACGTTCCAATCAAATGGGGTGCGGCGTGGAGTATAGGAAATATAGCTCAATGGAATAGTAGCATGGAAGGTGCTATGAACAGTTATATTGATCTAAGACGTAGTGAAGGTAGACGGCCTTTTATTGATGGACCTCATTTCGAGTTAATAAAATAAGGGATTATTTAATGCCACACTATACAAAACCTCTTAAAAAAGTCATTGGAGGCTTGAAAAAAGCTTCTAAAACACATGCAAGACAAGCAAAAGCTTTAAGTAAGATTGAGAAAGATCAAAAAAAAAAAAAAAAAAATAAACATAAAAGAAGAAAGTAAACATGTGGATGCCTATACTTTTAGTTTGTAGTAGCATGTTTGCACAAGATTGTTTGGTGGTGACAAGAAATTGGGAGTTTCACGAAAGTCTAGACAAGTGTTTAGAGGTGTCTGTAGAGAAAGCAAGGATCTTACTCAAAGAACCTAGTGTGTTTCATGTGAAACCTCTATGTCAAAAAATCAAACTTAATGTAGAAACTTGAGGATTAATTGTATGGATGTTGTTGACTTATCAAAATATTTATATAATAAGTTAAAAGAGAGGGAAGAAAATTTAAGTTCCGCTCTTGCTTCTGGTTCTGTTTCGAACTGGGAGGAATATAAAATGACAGTAGGAGAAATACGGGGTCTTTCTCTTGCACGTGAGGAAATCAAGGCCCTGCTGGAGAATAACGCAGATTATGACGAAGACACTTTATCTTCCTGACAATGTTGCGCAGCGATTAAAAAAACAGAGAAAAGAAAAATCTGTAGACAAAGCGTATGTCGAACCTGGAAACAGGGTGTTAGACCCTTCACTTCTAGATAAATCCTTACTTGATAGATTACCTCAACCAACTGGTTGGCGTGTTCTTGTTATGCCATACCAAGGCAAAGCTAAAACTTCTGGAGGACTTTTCGTTCCAGATGAGATTAGAGAACGAGAAGCGTTGGCTACTGTTGTTGCTTATGTTTTAAAAGTTGGTCCCGTAGCTTATATGGACAAAGAAAAATTTGGTAGTAAACCTTGGTGTCGAGAAAAACAATGGGTTTGCATTGGAAGATACTCTGGATCTCGTTTTAAAATAGATGGCGGCGAAGTTCGAATCATTAATGACGATGAAGTCATTGCAACAATTATTAATCCAGATGATGTTGTAAGTGTGTAAAGGATAAATCATGGCAGAAGAGCAAGAAGTAAAAGAAAAAGAAGAAGTTGAAACTGAGGTCGAGACTGAGGTCGAGACTGAGGTTCAGGCAGAAACTGAAGAACAACCAAAAGCAGAAACTGTAACAGAAGAAACTAAAGGTAAAGAAGAAGAGTTAGAGCAATACAGTAAAGGTGTTCAAGCTAGAATAAAAAAATTAACTGAAAAATATAGACAGGAAGAAAGAGATAAGAACGAAGCTGTTACTCTTTCTCAAAAACTTATTGAAGAGAATCAAAAGCTAAAAACGAGAGTTCAAGCTCTAGACTCTGGATTTGTCACAGAGTATGGAACTCGTCTGGCGGCTCAAGAAGAGCAAGCTAAAAGGTTATACAAAGAAGCTTATGAAGCTGGTGATGCAGACAAAATGTCTGAAGCTAATAAAATGTTGGCGGGTGTTGCAGTTGAACAACAAAAGTATAATACAGCTAAAGTTAGGTTGGAGCAACAAGCAAAACAACCTCAACAAACAGAACAACAAACCCAGACTCAAGCGCAAACTCAAACTCAAGCACAACCAGATCCAAGAGCGCAAAAGTGGGCTTCTGACAATGACTGGTTTGGTAATGATAAAATTATGACTACAGCTGCGTTTACCTTACATAATATTCTTACAAATGAAGAAGGGTTTGACGCACAGTCAGAAGAGTACTATAATGAAATAGATAAAAGAATACGTTTAGAATTTCCTCATAAATTCTCAACGCCAAAGAAAACGAATGGAACTACACAGGTCGCTTCTGCTGGTAATTCCGCATCTCGCAGTAATAAACAGGGGCGCAGGGTGGTTAGGCTAACGCCATCACAAGTTGCAATAGCTAAAAAGCTTGGATTAACACCTGAACAATATGCTAAACATGTGAAGGATTAGATATGACCGAACAAAGATCAGCTAGAAATAGCGAAACTCGAGAAAAAGAAACTCGCAGAAAACCTTGGACACCGCCTCAAATGCTTGAAGCACCTAACCCACCACAAGGTTATGTGCATCGTTGGATAAGAGTTGCAATGCGTGGAGAAGAAGACAAAATGAATGTTCATGCTAAACTACGTGAAGGATGGGAACCTGTCCGTGCTGACGAATATCCAGACTATGAGATACCTGTTATTGACTCTGGTAAATATCAAGGTGTCATAGGACAAGGTGGTTTGATGTTGTGTCGAATACCTGAAGAAACAGCTCGAGAAAGAAACGAGTATTACGGGAGCCGGTCCCGAGAACAAATGACTGCTGTTGATCAGGACTTAATGAAGGAGCAACATCCTTCAATGCCGATTACTAATAGTCGGAAAAGTCGTGTAACCTTTGGAGGAGCGAAAGGCGAATCCAAATAAATTTATAGGAGTGCTTATTAATGGCAAATTCTAATGGTGCTTTCGGTCTAAGACCGATAGGTAAACTTGGTCAATCGACCAACTCCACAGGTTTGACTGAATATAGAATAGCCTCAGATAACTCTAACCCTATATTTCAGGGGATGGCAGTTATACCTTTAGCAGCTGGTGTAATAGATGATTTACAAGCAGCGGCAGGTGGTACAGTTTCTATCGTAGGAGTTTTCAATGGCTGTGAATATGTTTCATCAACCACTGGAGAAAAAGTATTTTCAAATTTCTGGCCTGGTTCTGGTGCAGATTCTAACTTTCCAGTAAAAGCTTTTTTGTATGATGATCCTAATCAATTGTTTGTGATCGCTACATCTAACGTTGTTGCTGGACAAGACACAGAAGCTGAAGTTAGAACCTCTGTTTTTTCAAATATTCAGTTCGCAACCGGAAATAGTGGATCTACTACCACAGGTATTTCTTCTGCGACAGCAGATCTAAATACTGTTGCAACCACCAACTCACATGCTTTGAGAATTATGGGTATACAAGATGATCCAGAAAACTCAGACTTTAGTGCAGCTGGTATCCCTTTAATCGTTCGTATAAACAACCATTTCAATGCACCTACAGGGTCCATTGCACAAGGTACTGTTTCTACGACAGGCGTATAGGAGACTAAGTAATGGCTATATCTAGAGCGCAATTAGCTAAAGAGCTAGAACCTGGTCTTAACGCCTTGTTTGGACTAGAGTACGATAGGTACGAAAATCAACATGCTGAAATCTACACTACTGAAAATTCAGATCGTGCATTTGAGGAAGAGGTGATGTTGTCAGGTTTTGGTGCAGCACCAACTAAATCAGAAGGTTCTGCTGTCAACTTTGATGAAGCAAACGAAGCGTACACCGCTCGTTATAATCACGAAACTATCGCTTTGGCTTTTTCAATTACTGAAGAAGCTATTGAAGACAATCTTTATGATCGTCTTGGTGCGAGATACACTCGTGCATTAGCGCGCTCTATGGCTCATACAAAGCAAGTTAAGGCTGCATCAGTTCTTAACAATGCGTTCACCGCAGGCGCCTTTGCAGGTGGTGATGGCGTAGCTTTATGTGACGCATCACATCCATTAACGAGTGGTGGTACTTTTGCCAACGAACCAGGCACAGCTGCAGACTTGAATGAAACATCTCTTGAAGATGCTTTAATCAGTATTGCAGGCTTTGTTGATGAACGTGGGTTAAAAGTTGCTCTAAGAGGAATGAAACTTATTATACCAAGACAGTTACAGTTTGTAGCTGAGAGGTTAATGGTTTCTAACCTTAGAGTAGGAACCGCTGATAATGATACAAATGCTCTTAGATCTATGGGAATGTTACCGCAAGGCTACGCAGTAAATGATTTCCTTACAGATCCAGACGCATTTTTCATTATGACAGATGCTCCACGTGGAATGATACACTTTGAGAGAACTGCACTTTCAACTAATATGGAAGCAGATTTTGATACAGGAAACATGAGGTATAAAGCAAGAGAAAGATATTCTTTTGGTTTTTCAGATCCTCGTTGTATTTTTGGATCACCTGGTGCATAATAGCACTTTCTCCCTTATATAAAGTAAAGGGCGATTTATTCGCCCTTTATTTTTTTTGCAAGTATGTTATCTTATTTATATCCCTGACAATCACATGGT